GTGAGTGGGCACGACATCTACTGGCCCAACGGGGTGCAGGGGATGATCCTCGGAGCGGGCGACCCGGAACGGTTCCGCGGGCCGCAGTTTGCCGCAGCCTGGTGCGACGAACTCGGCAAGTGGCCGAAGGCGATCACCAGTTGGGACATGCTGCAGTTCGGGCTGCGGCTCGGCAGCCGGCCGCGCCAGATGGTGACGACGACCCCGCGTTCAACGCCTCTGTTGAAGCGCCTGATGGCCGACCCGCAGACGGTGATGACGCATATGCCGACATCAGCGAACCGCAACAACCTGGCGCATGCCTTCATGGCGGCGATCGTGGCGCGCTATGCCGGATCGGTGCTGGGGCGGCAGGAGCTCGAGGGCGAGCTGATCGAGGATTTGCCCGATGCGCTGTGGAGCCGCGGCATGTTCCGGCGGGGTGACGGAACTGGGCGCGAGCGGTGCGTGGTGGCGGTTGATCCGCCGGTGACCGGGCACAAGCACTCCGATCGCTGCGGTATCGTTGTGGCGGCGCGGCGCGATAACGAGGCGGTGGTGCTGGCCGACCTGAGTTTCGGGCCGGCGCATCCCGATGCCTGGGCGCGGCGGGCGGTGGCGGCGTTCCACGAGTTCGAGGCGGATTGCATCGTCGCCGAAACCAATCAGGGCGGCGACATGGTGCGCGCGGTGATCGCGCAGGTCGATCGTGAGGTGCCGGTGCGCGAGGTGCGGGCGCGGCAGGGCAAGTGGGTGCGGGCCGAACCGGTCGCGGCGCTCTACGCCAGTGGCCGGGTGGCGCATGCGGCGGGGCTGACGGCGCTCGAGGACGAGATGTGCGCGTTCGGGGCGGACGGGCTCAGCGAGGGACATTCGCCCGACCGGGTGGATGCGCTGGTGTGGGCGCTGACGGAGCTGATGCTGAAGCGGGGGGAGCCGCGGGTGCGCAGCGTGTAGGACGCGGTGCCATCAACACACCCGACCTGTCATCCCTGCGAAAGCAGGGACCCACGTCATCACCTGCGCCGATTTCGAGTTGGGTCCCTGCTTTCGCAGGGATGACAGCGTTGAGGAGCGGGGACCATCAGTGGTCCGCCCGCTGGCAAGTTCTTGGAGATTTCGATGCCCAACTGGTTCACCCGCCTGACTGGCGGGGTGGCGGCGCCTGCGGAACGCAAGGCGATGCAGAGTTTTGTGTCGATGGCGGCGCTGGGGGAGGCGAGCTGGAGCCGGCGGGGGTTCGTCAGCCTCGCGGGGGCCGGGTTCATTAAGAACCCGGTGGTGTATCGCTGCGTGCGCATGGTGGCTGAGGCCGCGACCCGCGTACCGCTGGTGGTGGAGGAGGGCGGGCGGAAGCTTGCCGAGCATCCGCTGTCGGCGCTGCTGGCGCGGCCCAATCCGCGGATCGGCGGGGCGGAACTGCTGGAGGCGGTTTATGCCTACCTGCTGACGGCGGGGAACGCCTATCTCGAGGCCGTGTCGCTCGATGGCGAGGTGAAGGCGATCTACGCCTTGCGGCCCGATCGGGTGCGGGTGGCGCTGGGGCGCGACGGGCATCCGGTGGGGTATGGGTACGCGGCCGGGGGGCGGACGCGGCAGCTGAGCCTCGAGGCGCGGCCGGTGGCGGAGGTGCTGCACCTGGGGCTGTTCCATCCGCTCGACGACCACTACGGCATGGCGCCGCTCGAGGCGGCGGCGCAGAGCCTCGATATCCACAACGCGGCGGCGGACTGGAACAAGGCGCTGCTCGACAATGCGGCGCGGCCGAGCGGGGCCCTGATCTACACGGCCGATACCGGGCTGACCGAAGCGCAGTTTTCGCGGCTGAAGGGCGAACTCGAAGCGAATTTCCAGGGGGCGAGCAATGCCGGGCGGCCGCTGGTGCTGGAGGGCGGGCTCGACTGGAAGCCGATGGCGCTGTCGCCGGCGGAACTGGATTTCGTGGAGCTGAAGAACGCAGCGGCGCGGGAGATCGCACTGGCCTTCGGGGTGCCGCCGCAGCTGCTGGGGATACCCGGCGACAATACTTACGCCAACTACGCCGAGGCCAACCGGGCCTTTTGGCGGAGTACGGTGATCCCGCTGGTGATGCGAGTGGCGGATGATTTGAGCTTCTGGCTCGGGGCCGGGTTCGGCGGGGTGAAGCTGGTCGCCGATGTCGACGGGGTCGAGGCGCTGGCCGAGGATCGGGCGGCGCTGTGGGCGCGGGTGGGGGGCGCCGAGTTTTTGTCTGACGCCGAGAAGCGGGCGATGCTGGGGGTTTAGGCGGCCCGCTGCTTGCGGCCGGTTCATCGGGGACGCAAGCTTGGAAGCGATGCTGCAGATCAACGACATTGCCATCAGCCCTGCCGCCTGGTCCGTGCTCGACCGGCTGCTGCTGCCCTTCGCGGCACGCGAGGACGCTCCGGTCCTCGTCTATTGGTCGCGCTTTGTCGAACCGGACGGCACTACGGTGGCAAAATTCCAGTCGGGGTACGGTTTCTTTCCGTCGCGGATCGAGGACTTGAGCCCCGATTGCGGCGTACTGCAGTTTCCCGGGCGACGGTCGCTCTATCTGGTGCCGCGGACCGGCTGGGATGCTGCAGCTCACTACAGGGTCGACTTGATCAGCGAACGATTCGCGGTTTTCTCGATCGACCCGATGGGGTGACTGACCGACTGCAATCGGAGCTTGTCGCTCCCCCCTTCCGCCTGCCGGCACCTTCCCCCGTAAACGGGAGAAGGATTGATGTTGGCCGCACGGTGGACTGAACGCCCATCCTCTCCAGCTTGCGATGGAGGGGGGTGGAGCAGACACGGCGCGGATTTCCGTAAGCAGGAGACCACCATGGACGAGCTCACGAAATCGGTCGTGACGCGGGGCGATCTTGCGCATCTGGCGCTGTTTCTTTGGGCCAGCGGCGCGACCGGGTTGCTGGTGTGGAGCCTCAGGGAACTGGTGGCGGCCAATCGGCGGTTTGATGATTTCGTCAAGGAAATCACGCAGCTCAATCAACTGTTTCGGCGGGAGAAGTGATCTTGGGGAGCAAGAAGGGGTCTTACCATAGTCAGCAGGTGTTCCGGCAGTTTGCCTGGAACCTGGCGGGGACGCTGGCGAAGCCGGCGGGGCAGGCGCAGAAGCCGCGCCCAGCGGTGAAGCGCTGATGGGGACGATACCGATCGATGCCGACGGGCGGTTCGCGGGCTATGCGAGCGCCTTCGGGCGGCTGGATGACGCGGGCGATATCGTGATGCCGGGGGCGTTCGGCAAATCGCTGGCGCGGCGCGGGGCGAACACGCTCCGCATGCTGTTCCAGCATGATGCCAAGGAGCCCATCGGCAACTGGGAGGTAGCCCGCGAAGACGGCTACGGGCTGTGGGTCGAGGGTCGGCTGGTGCCGGGGGTGCCGCGGGCCGATGCGCTGCGGGCGCTGATCGAGCGCAAGGCGATCGATGGGCTGTCGATCGGCTTTCGCACGGTACGCGCCACCCGCGATGCCGGGACGGGGCACCGACGGCTGTGGGCGGTGGAGCTGTGGGAGATCTCCGTCGTGACGTTTCCGATGCTGGCTGAAGCCAGGATCGCGGCTGCGGCCCCTGAGCCGCTCAACCGGTCGCTGGCGGCGGCCATTTCGCTTCTGAAGCACTAAGGGAAAATCGATGACCGATACTGTGACCGACCGCCTTGAAAACAAGGCGGCAGCGGGCGTTGGCGCGCGCGATACCGAAGGCATGTTCGCCGAGTTCATGGGGGCGTTCGAGGAGTTCAAGCGCACCAATGACGGGCGGTTGGCCGAACTGGAGCGTCGCGGCTCGGCCGACGCGCTGACCGAGGAGAAGCTGGGGCGGCTCAACACCGCACTCGATGGCGCGAAGGCGGCGATGGACCGGGTGGCGCTGGAGCGCTCGCGGCCGGCGCTCGAAGCCGGGCGTCCCGAGGCGGGCGACGAGTACAAGGAGGCGTTCGCGGCCTATGTGAAGCGCGGCGAGGAGAAGGCGCTGTCGATCGGCTCGAACCCGGATGGTGGGTATTTGGTGCCGAGTGAGACCGAGAGCGAGATCACGCGGCGACTGACGGCGGTGTCGCCGATCCGCGCGATTGCGTCGGTGCGGGCGGTGTCGTCGAGTGTCTACAAGAAGCCGGTGTCGCTGACCGGGCCGGCGACGGGCTGGGTGGCGGAGACCGGGGCGCGGACCGAGACCAGTTCGCCGACCATCGATGCGCTCGATTTCCCGACGGCCGAGCTTTACGCCATGCCGGCGGCGACGGCGGCGTTTCTCGATGACGCGGCGGTGGATGTCGGCGCCTGGCTGGCCGAGGAGGTGAACGCGGCGTTCGCCGAGCAGGAGACGGCGGCGTTCGTCAACGGCAACGGCACCAACAAGCCCAAGGGCTTCCTGCAGGAAACGCAGGTGGCCGAGGGCAGCTGGATCTGGGACCGCATCGGCTACCTCGCCACCGGGGTGAGTGGGGCCTGGCCGGTGGACGATCCGTCCGACAAGCTGATCGACCTCGTCTACACGCTGAAGGCCGGCTACCGGCAGAACGCCAGCTGGGTGATGAACCGCAAGACGCAAGGCGCGGTCCGCAAGTTCAAGGACGCCGACGGCAACTACCTGTGGCAGCCGGGCGTGACGGCCGGGGCCAAGGCGACGCTGCTCGGCTTCGAACTGGTGGAGGCCGAGGACATGCCGGATATCGGCGCCGGCACGACGCCGGTGGCGTTTGGCGACTTCCGCCGCGGCTATCTCGTGGTGGATCGCACCGGGGTGAACGTGCTGCGCGACCCGTATACGGCGAAGCCCTATGTGCTGTTCTACACGACGAAGCGCGTCGGCGGCGGCGTGCAGGATTTCGACGCGATCAAGCTGCTGAAGTTCAGCGCGAGCTGAAATCCGTGATCCTGGCCGACTGACGCGACCTGCCTGCGCTCCGGTGCTCACGTACCTCTAGTACGCTCCGCTCCGGTGCTCGGCACGCCGCGTCATTCGACTCAGGCTGACGGACTTCAGTCTCGCGCTGCAGTGTTTGTGGCTGGGGCGCCTGCGGGCGCCCCTCTTCGATTCAAACCCAGGATCATCCGATGATTTCCTACCTTCTCGCGGGGCCCGCGGAGGAGCCGGTTTCGCTTGCCGAGGCCAAGGCGTTCCTGCGGCTCGATGCGGACGATGATGACGGGCTGGTGCTGACGCTGGTGTCGGCGGCGCGGCTGCATGTCGAGAGCATTACGGGGCGGGCGCTGGTGACCCAGAGCTGGCGGCTGGTGCTCGATTGCTGGCCGGCGGGCGGCGTGGTGGCGCTGCCGGTGTCGCCGCTGGTGAGCCTCACCACGATCACGGCGTTCGACGAGCAGGGCGACGACCACACTGTGCCGCTGGCGCAGTTCGAGGCGCCGACCGCGGTGACGCCGGCGCGGCTGATCCTGCCCCGGACGGTGGACGGCATGCCGGTGCTGCGCGAGCGGTTCGGCATCGAGATCGACTATGTCGCGGGGTTCGGCGCGGCGATCGACGTGCCGTCGGACCTGAAGCGCGGGGTGCTGGCGCTGGTGGCGCACTGGTTCGAGCACCGCGACGCCGTGATGGTGGCGGGCTCGGGCGCGGTGATCCCGCCGGGGTTCGGGCAGATGCTCTCGCCCTACCGGCAGGTGCGGCTGTGAACGCCCCGATGCTTGGGGCGCTGACCGATCGGGTGTCGCTGCAGCGGCGGGTCGATACGTCCGAACTCGAGGGCGGGGTAACGCACATGTTCATGACGGTGAGTTCGCTGTGGGCGCGGGTGCGGACGCTTTCGGCGCGGCTGGCGATGGCGGGCGATGGGCGGACGGCGGAGGCGAGCCACTCGGTGGTGGTGCGGTTTCGGACGGACGTGGTTGTCGGCGATCGGTTCGGCTGGCGTGGGCGGTGGCTCGAGGTGGTGGGGGTCGCCGACATGGACGGGCGGCGGACGTGGCTCAGCTGCGCGTGCCAGGAGCGGGGGATGGCGGGATGAGTTTGTCGTGGAGCGTGTGGCTCACCCCCACCCTAGCTGCGCTAGTCGGCACGCCGACAAGCTGCGCTACCCTCCCCACAAGGGGGAGGGAGACCAGTGGCACATGCCGCTCCACATCGACTCCCTCCCCCTTGTGGGGAGGGATTGAGGGTGGGGGTGGCAACGCGCCATGACCCATCCGATTGTTGCCCTGCAGGCCGCGCTCGTTGCGGCGTTGAAGGATGATCCGGGCCTCGCCGGCGTGGGTGTGTTCGATGCGCCGGGGCGGGGGGCGGTGGCGCCGTACCTGGTGGTGGCGCGTCACGATCTGCTGCCGCGTGATGGCGATGAGGCGCCCGGGTTCGAGCATCGCGTGGCGGTGCATTGCTGGGCGGCGGACCCGAGCCGCAAGGCGGCGCTGGCGCTGGCCGAGCGGGTTGTGGCGGTGGCCGAGGGGCTGGCGGCGTCGGGGGTGCGGGTGACGCACCGGTCGCATGAGCGCACCGACACGGCTGTTGACCTCGAGACCGGGCAGGCGCGGGCCGCGGTGGCGCTGCGGTTTTATTCTGAACCCAATTGATAAGGACCTGACATGGCGGCCCAGAGCGGCAAGGACATGCTGTTGAAGCTCGACGAGACCGGGTCGGGCAGTTTCGTGACGGTGGCGGGGCTGCGCACGCGGAGCCTCGCCTTCAATGCGGCGGCGATCGATGTGACGGACGCCGAGAGCGCCGGCCGGTGGCGTGAGTTGCTGGCGGGCGGCGGCATCAAGCGGGCGGCGGTGGCCGGCTCGGGGATTTTCAAGGATGCGAGTTCTGACGCGACGATCCGCTCGCTGTTCTTTGCCGGGACGATCCGCAACTGGCAGCTGATCCTGCCGGATTTCGGCACGGTGGAAGGGCCGTTCCAGATCGTGGCGCTGGAGTTCTCGGCGGATCATGCGGGCGAGGTAACGTTCGAGCTGGCGCTCGAGAGTGCGGGGCAGCTGGGGTTCAGCGCGGCTTAAGCGGGCGGCGGTTCGCCGGCTGGCCAGTTGCGACGCGAATGGATCACGTCCAGGATCACGACTTCCTGGCCACCACGGCGCAGCCGATACTGCAGGATGTAGTTGATGTCGGTCAGAGACTTCTCATAGGTCCGCGGCGTGCGGCCCATGCGGCCGGTCAGAGTCAGGGCAAGGGCGTTCCCGCCTTCGAGGATTCGACGACCAACCCGCATGGCTTCGTGCGGGTTGGTCTGAAAGATGTACTGGTAGATGCGGGCGTGCGAGCGCCGTGCCTTGGGTGACCAAGTGACGTCCATCAGGCGCCAGCTGCCTTCTTGCGCACCGGCATGGCCTCGTCGGCAGCCTCAACGAAGTAGCGCTCCATTTCTTCTGATAGCTGCTCGGTGGTGTAGAAGTGCCCGGCTTCAACCTCGGCCATGGCTTCATCGAGCCCGTCGATGATCTCCAACTCCTGCGCGGTGAAGCGCTCGAGCGCCTCGACTGCAACGTAGGATCGGCTGCGTTCCATGGCTTTGGCCAGTCGGTCGAGCTTGTCGCGAAGCTCGAGGGGAATGCGGACGGTGATGGTCGTTGTCTCGGCCATGATGGTCTCCTGACTTAGTACACAAGCTAACACAACCGAACACACCTGAACACAGGAGGCGACGCATGGCCAATGCGCAGCGCGGGGAAATCTGCGCGGTTTTCGAGGGCGAGGAGCGGGTGCTGTGCCTGACGCTTGGGGCGCTGGCGGAGCTCGAGGCGCGGTTCGGGGCCGGGGATCTGGTGGGGTTGTCAGACCGGTTTTCGTCCGGCCGGGTGACGGCACGGGATCTCACGGCAATCATCGGGGCGGGGTTGCGCGGCGGTGGCAATGCCATCACCGACGACGACCTGGCGCGGATGGCGATCGAAGGCGGGCTGAAGGGCGCGGCGGAGATCGCAGCGCGGCTGCTGCGCGCGACGTTCGGGGAGGCGGCATGAGGGCTTTCCCTTGGAATGAGGCGATGCGGCTGGGGTTCGGGGTGCTGCGGCTATCGAGCAAGGAGTTCTGGGGGCTGACGCCGCGGGAACTGGCGGCGGCGTTCGAAGGGGTGTCGGGCCGCGCCCGTGGTGGGGCACCTGGGCGCGATGCCCTCGCCGGACTGATGGCGGCGTTTCCGGACGAGGTGCAGAATGGCTGAAATGTTCGAAGGGCTCTCCGATGTGTCGGTGGAGCTCGAGCGGATCGGGGATTTGGCCGATGGTGTCGGCAAGGCGCTGAGCCGAGCGTTTCGCGGTGCGGTGCTGGACGGGAAATCGCTGAACTCGGTGCTCGGCGAGGTGGCGCGGAGCTTTGCCGACATTGCGCTGAAGGCGGCGCTGCAGCCGGTGGGGGCGCTGGTGTCGTCGGCGGTCGAGGGGCTGTTCACGGCAACCAATCCGGCGCTGGCGGTAAAACCGTTCGCCAAGGGCGGGGTGCTGGCGGCGCCGACTTATTTCGGCCTGGGGCAGGGACTGGGGCTGGCCGGTGAGGCTGGGGCGGAGGCGATTTTGCCGCTGGCGCGCGGGAGCGATGGCCGGCTCGGCGTGGCCGGCGGCGTCGGGACGGTGAACGTGACGTTTAACGTGACGGCGAGCGATGCACGGAGCTTTGCGGCGAGTGAGGCGGAGATTTCCGCGATGCTGCTGCGCGCGGTAAAGCGCGGGACGCGGGGGAGCTGATGGCATTTCACGCAGTGCGGTTTCCGCTCGACGTTGCGCTTGGCGCGCGGGGTGGGCCGGAGCGGGCTACGGATGTCGTAACGATGGCGAGCGGCCGCGAGGAGCGCAACAGCCGGTGGGCGCATGCGCGGCGGCGGTACAATGCCGGGTATGGGGTGAAGTCGCGGGCCGACATGCTGGCCGTGCTGGCGTTTTTCGAGGAGCGGCGCGGGCGGTTCCATTCGTTCCTGTGGCGGGACGGGCTGGACTTCTCGTCCAACGGGACCGCGACGCCGACGGCGCTGGACCAGGCGATCGGGGTTGGCGACGGGGTTGCGGTTTCGTTCAGCTTAACAAAATGTTACGGGGCGAGTTTCGACCCGTATCTGAGACCCATCACCCGGCCGGTCGCGGGGTCGGTGATGGTGGCGGTGGCGGGAGTGGGGCTCGCCACCGCCGATTTTTCCGTCGACGCGCTGACGGGCGTGGTGACGCTGGACGTGGCGCCGGGGGTCGGCGCGGCGGTGACCGTGGGGTTTCTGTTCGACGTGCCGGTGCGGTTCGATACCGACCGGCTGGATGTCGAACTGACCAGCTTCGATGCGGCCGAAGCACCGAATATTCCACTGATCGAGGTGCGGGAATGAGGACGCTGGAGACGGGCGTTGCGGCACACCTGGCGAGTGGCGCGACGACGCTGGCGACGTGCTGGCGGATTGCTCGCGCCGATGGGCAGGTTCTGGGGTTCACCGACCATGACGAGGCGCTGAGTTTCGACGGCACCGAGTATCAGCCGGCGCATGGGCTCGATGGGTCGGAAGCGCCTAGCAAGTTGGGGCCTCAGGTCGATACCGCTGAGGTTGTGGGGGTGCTGTCGTCGGACGCAATTGCCGAGGCCGACATCCTGCTCGGGCGTTTCGACGGGGCCGAGGTTGAGACCTGGCGGGTGAACTGGCGGGATGTGTCGCAGCGGTGGCTGGTGCGGCGGGCGACTATCGGCGAGATCGTGCGCGAGGATGGGGTGTTTCGCGCCGAGCTGCGCTCGGGGCAGGCGGGGCTGAATGTGCCGAAGGGCCGGGTGTATCAGGGGCTGTGCGACGCCGAACTGGGTGACGCGCGGTGCGGGGTGGATCTCGACGACGAGGCGTATCGGGCCGCGGCGGTGGTGGCCGAGGTGCTGGACCGGTTTCGGTTGCGGATCGACGGGATCGATAGGTTCGACGAGGGCTGGTTCGCGTTCGGCCTGGCGGCCTGGGCTTCGGGCAAGCGCGTGGGGCTGCGCGACCGGGTGGTGACGGCGGTGCGCGAGGGCGGGGCGGATATGCTCGGGTTTGCCGCGCCGGTGGGCGAGTGGGTAATCGCGGGCGATGCGCTGGTGCTGACGGCGGGGTGTGACCGGCGGTTTGCGACGTGTGTCGGGCGGTTCGACAATGCGGCGAATTTCCGGGGCTTTCCGCACATCCCAGGGTCGGATTTCGTCCTGCGCTATCCGCGGCCAGGCGATGTGCGCGATGGGCGGAAGCTGGTCGGATGAGCGCGATCGTTATGGCGGCGCGGGGCTGGGTGGGTACGCCCTATCGGCATCGCGCGGCTTTGCGCGGAGTCGGGTGCGACTGCATCGGGCTGCTTCGGGGGGTATGGGCCGAGGTGATCGGCGCGGTACCGGAGCTGCCGCCCTATCGCGCCGACTGGCGGGATGGAGCGCATTCGGCGGAGTTGCAGGCGTTGGCCGAGCGGTGGCTGCTGCCGGGCGAGATGGAGCCGGGGGCGGTGCTGCTGTTTCGCATCGGGGCGGGCATGGCGCCGCGGCACTGCGGGATTTTCGTCGGCGAGGGCCGCTTCGTGCATGCGCAGGAGCGGCTTGGCGTGGTTGAGGGCAACCTCACCGAGGGGTGGGCGAGAAGGGTCGTGGCGGTGCTGGCCTTTCCAGCGTCGAAGTGAGGCGCTGGTGGTGCTCCACTGTGGCGAAGCCGCGGGGGAGGGGGAGCACCCGCAGGGTGGTGGAGGGGCGATACGGGCAGGGCCCGTGCACGCATGCCACTGACCCGCCGTTGAATCTGCACCGCCCCCTCCACCGCCTGCGGCGGTCCCGCTCCCCCGTTTCACGGTGGAGGAGCCAGGTCGGGTTCGCGGCCATCTCGGCATTTCAACTCTGTGTTCGAAGGAGAGCCGTTTTGGCAACTCTTGCACTATCCCTCGCCGGTCAGTTCGTCGGCGGCGCGGTGGGTGGGCCGATTGGCGCGACCATTGGGCGGGCGCTGGGGGCGCTGGCTGGGTCGGCGATCGATGCGACGCTGTTCGGGGAGAAGGCGGCGGCCACCGCGCGACCGGATATCCGGCTGCAGGGATCGAGCGAGGGCGGGGCGATTCCGCGGCTGTATGGATGGAGCCGACTGGCGGGGAACATCATCTGGGCGACGGAGCTCGAGGAAATCACCGCCGAAGGGCGGGGCGGCAAGGGGACGGCGCCGGCGGCGGATGCCGAGATTTGTGCGAGCTTTGCCGTGGCGTTCTGCGAGGGCGAGGTGTCGCGGCTGGGGCGGGTGTGGGCCGATGGGCAGTTGCTCGAGCTCGAGGGTTTGAATGCCCGGTTTTACCGGGGGACGGAGGATCAGGCGGCGGATAGCCTGATCGAGGCCAAGCAGGGGATCGCGCCGGCCTATCGCGGGCTCTGCTACCTGGTGTTCGAGCGGCTGCCGCTCGGCGAATTCGGCAACCGGGTGCCTAATATCACGGTGGAGCTGTGCCGGGTGGTAGGGGACCTCGAACCGCTGATCCGGGCGGTGACGGTGATCCCCGGGGCGACCGAGTTCGGCTACGACCCGGTGGCGCGGGTGCGGGTGCTGGGGCCGGGATCGGCCGGTGTCGAGAACGCGCACCAGTCGGCCGTGCTGAGCGACTGGACGCTGTCGATCGACGAGTTGCAGGCGCTGTGCCCGAACCTGGAACGCGTTTCGCTGGTGGTGAGCTGGTTCGGGGATGACCTGCGGGCCAGCCATTGCACGATGCGGCCGAAGGTGGAGGCGGCCTCGCGTTCTGTGCGGGGGGCGGAGTGGAGCGTCGCGGGGATTTCGCGCGGCTCGGCAGGGGTGGTGTCGACGCATGCGGGCGGGCCGGCCTATGGCGGGACGCCGTCGGATGCGGCGGTGCGGGCGGCGATTGCCGACCTCAAGGCGCGCGGGCTGGAGGTGACGCTCTATCCTATGCTGCTGATGGACATCCCCGAGGGGAACGCCATGGGGCAGCCGGCTTATCCGTGGCGCGGGCGGATCACCGGGGCGGCGCCTGATGTGGAGGCGTTCGTCGGCTCGACGTCGGACTGGGGACTGCGGCGGATGGTTCGCCACTACGCGACCCTGGCCCACGAGGCCGGGGCGGATGCGCTGGTGCTGGCTTCCGAAATGGTCGGGATGACGGCCGTGCGCGACGGTGGTGGCGGGTTTCCGTTCGTCGACGCGCTGGTGACGCTGGCGGCGGAGGCGAAGGGGCTCGCGCCCGATGTGGCGCTGACCTATGCGGCGGACTGGAGCGAGTATCATGGGGTGCAGCCGGCCGATGCGCCGGGGGACAAGCTGTTTCACCTCGATCCGCTCTGGGCGTCGGACGATATCGCGGCGGTGGGGATCGACAACTACATGCCGGTGACCGACTGGCGCGACGGCGAGGCGCATGCCGATTTCGCCCTGTGGGACGGGCCGCATGGGCTCGACTACCTGACGGCCGGTATTGCCGGAGGGGAGGGGTTCGACTGGTTCTATGCCACCGATGCCGACCGGCTGGCCGGGGTGCGGACGGCTATCGCCGATGGCGCGCATGGCGAGGACTGGGTCTGGCGGTTCAAGGACATCGCCGGCTGGTGGAGCCATGCACATCACGACCGGGTGGGCGGGGTGCGTTCGGTTTCACCGACGGCCTGGGTGCCGGGATCGAAGCCGGTGTGGTTCACGGAACTCGGCTGCGGGGCGGTGGACAAGGGCGCCAACCAGCCAAACGTGTTTCCGGACGGGAAGAGCGCCGAGGGCGGGCGGCCGTATTTCTCGTCTGGGGCGCCGGATGGGTTGATGCAGCGGCAGTTTCTGCGCGCATCGCTCGGCTATTGGGCGGAGAGCCCGATGGTGGAACGGGTGAGCTTGTGGACCTGGGATACGCGGCCGTTTCCGGCGTTTCCCAGTGACGCCGGGACCTGGTCGGATGCGGCAAACCATGCGGCGGGGCATTGGCTGACCGGGCGGCTCGGGGCGCTGGCGAGCGACGAATTGGCGGCGGCGGTGGCGGCGGACTGGGGCACGGCGGTGTCGGGCACGGCGGCGGTGCCGCTGGTGCACGGGCTGGCGGTGGAGGGCGTGGTGTCGGCGCGCGACGCACTCGATGGGATGCTTGGGGCGACCGGGTTGTCGGTGCGCGATGGCGAGGACGGGCTGCGGCTGGTGTCGCCGTCGGTGCGGGCGGCGGTGGCGGTGGACGATGTGGTGGTGGCCGATGGGCCGATGCGGTCGCGGCGGCGGCCTGACCCGTCCGAGGCGGTGGGGCGGCTGGCGCTGACCTATGTCGATCGCGAGCGCGACTACCTGGCCGGTACGGCGACGGCGATGCTGGCCGGGGGTGGAGCGGTGGCCGGGGTGAATGCCGGGCTGGTGCTCGATGCGGCGGGGGCGCGTGTGGCGGCGGAGCGGGCGCTGGTGGCGGCGAGTGCACAGCGCGACACGCTGGAGCTGACGCTGCCGCCATCCTTCGCGGCGCTCGAGGTAGGCGACGTGATCGCGGTGGCGGGCGAGGGCGAGGGGCCGTTCGAGATCACCGAGATCCGGGATGGGTCTTCGCGGAAGGTTTCGGCGCGGGCGGTGGCGCCTGTGCTGCATCCGGCGGTGCTGAGCGAGCGGGTTTCTCGCGGGTCGGCCGCGCCGGCGCCGGCGGCCGAGCCGGTGCTGGTGGCAGCGCATCTGCCGGGCGAGGCGGGTTCGCCGGGGGTGTCGCGGCTGTTGCTCGCGGTCTGGGCATCGCCTTGGCCGGGGACGGTGGAGGTGCAACTGGCATCGACCGGGGCCTCGCAGGCGCGGCTGACGCGGCCGGCGGCGACGGGGGAACTGGTGTCGGCACTGGCGACGGGGCCGCTGAACCTGTGGGACCGACAGGCGCTGACGGTGACGCTGTTCGGCGGGCACCTTGCCGATGTCGATGAGGCGGCGGCGCTGGCGGGGAGCAACCGGATTGCGGTCGAGACGGACGCGGGCTGGGAGGTGATCGGCTTTGCCGGGGCCGAGCTGGTTTCGGCCGGGACATATCGGCTGACGCGAATGTTGCGCGGGCAGGGCGGCACGGCGGTCGGGACCGCCGCGGCCGGGGGGCGGGTGGTGGTGCTAGACGACGCGGTGGCGGTGCTGCCGGTTGAGCCGGGCTGGGCCGGCGATACGCTGGCGCTGCGGGCCTTTGCCGGGCGGCGCGATGCCGAGGGCACGGCGTTTGCCGCCGAGGTCGAACTCGGGCCGCTGGTGCCGCTGGCGCCGGGGCATCTGCGGGCGGTGCGCGATGGTTTGGGCGACGTGGCGCTGGGCTGGGTGCGGCGGTCGCGGGCCGATGCGGGCAGCTGGGCGGCGGTCGAGGTGGGGCTCGACTATGGGCCCGAGGCGTATCGGGTGACGATCTTCGACGGGGCGGCGCCGGTGCGGGAGTTCGAGGTTTCGGCCCCTTCGGCGAGCTATCCGGCGGCGTCGCAGGTCGCCGATTTCGGGTCGCTGCCGGCGGGGTTCGACTTTGCCGTGAGCCAGTTGAGCCCAGAGTTCGGCCCGGGGGCCGCCGCGACGGGGGCGTTCAGTGCGTAAGACGGTCTTCGATGGGATCGGCCAGCAGCTTCAGGCGGCGCGGGCACGGTTCCTCACATCCATCATCACATCCAACCTGAGGAGTTTTCTGATGAATCTCAACCTTCTCGACGGCTTCAAGACCTACATCGTCGCCACTGCCATGGTGCTGGCCGCCCTCGGCCAGCTCGTCGGCGTCGACATCCCGAGTTTTGATGGGCATGCGGCGGGCCAGCTGCTGATGGAGGGACTGGCGATCCTGTTTTTGCGGAAGGGGGTAAAGGGGTAGTCTGCAAGCATTCCGCTGAATCATGGCTACCTATGCTTGCAAATTGGATTAGCAAGCATATCCTCAACCCATGCAAGCAAGCATGAGGTGATTCTCGTGACTGACGACACGCCGCAGAGCAAAGGCGGAAAGGCCAGAAAAGCGCTGCTTAGCCCCGAAGAGCGCTCGCGGATTGCGAGAGATGCAGCGCTGTCGCGCTGGGATAGCGATGCTCCCAAAGCTATTTTTGGTGCTCCTGACAAGCCAATCCGGATCGCAGATATCGAGGTGCCCTGCTACGTTCTCGAGGACAAGCGACGGGTTATCTCTATGAAGGGAATGCTCGATACATTTGCCATGGCACGCGGCGGCGCGATGGTGAAGGGCATGAATCGATTGGAGCTCTTTGTCTCTAGGGATCGAATTAAGCCCTACGTTTCCGAGTCGTTGTTCGAGCGCATAAAGCACCCTATCAAATTTCGGATTGGTGGAAGCGTCGCTTACGGCTTTGACTCTGACACCCTGATCGACATTGCCGAAGCAGTAATTCAGGCGGACGCTGCTGGGGTTCTACAGACTCAGCAAGCCGGAATTGCGCACCAGTGTCGGGTTATTACTTCTAGCCTTACCCGTGTCGGCCTAATCGCTTTGATCGATGAAGCGACCGGCTACCAGACCCGTCGTGACAGCGACGAGCTTCAACAAATTCTGACGGCTTACCTACTTCCTGAACATCGTCCGTGGCTCCAGACCATCCCAGACGAGTTCACAAGCGAAATCTATCGTGTCTACGGCTGGACGCGAACAACCAAC